GCTAAACTTAGAAAGAATTCATAATAACTATGGCAGTATCAATCCTAACTTTGAAAACTGGCGATCGTGTTATTGCTGAACTGAAAGAAATCTTTGATGGGGAGGGAGACGACAAGCGTGGAGTTTGCCTTCTTATGGAAGAACCTTATATATTGAATCTTGAAGGTGGTAATCCGCAATACCTTACTGAACAGTATGGTATGGAATACCAAATCAAATTTAGTAAGTGGAATCCTTATTCTTCAGACTGGCAATTTAAGATGCCTTATGATTGCATCATGACAATTAGTAATCCGGAACCAGGACTACAAGAAGCATATGAAAATAAAATCACAGAAAAACGAGAAAAGCAAAATGACGGAACAGACACAGGAAACACCACAACTGAGAACGAATCATAATATTCGTTTAGTTATTCTAGACACCAAAGAAACAGTTCTTTGTTTGTTTGGTGAAATTCAAGATAACAAAGCTGAAAATGTTATTGGATATAAAATGATGTATCCATTTTCTCTCTCACTTGGGAATGTTAATGAAGACGGAACAATTCCTATTTCATATACTCGATGGTGTCCTTACACGCCGGTTCAGGAGTTTAAGTTAACTGGTGATCATATTATTAGTGTTACTTATCCCGATGATGGTATCCTTAATAATTATGTTGGGGAACTTGAACAGTATGGCATTACTGAAGATCAATTATTCTATGATGTAGAGGAGACTAATGGAGATAACAGCGAACCTAATCAAGCTGCAGAATGAGTGGATCATCGCTCAGGTAGAACCTGCTGAGGGGGACACTTTACCAGGCGACCCTGACGTGTGGATGATCGAACCCTATGTGGTAGACTGTGAAGGTCAGATAAATCCATGGGCTCCTCATGCTGCTGAACGTGAATTCAACGTTAGGTCTTCTGACCTGACTGTTGTGACTAATCCAAGCAAGGCACTCCTTGCTCGTTATATCGAATCTCTTGAATGAAGTTTTACACTAGTGTTGAGCAAGCAGGCAATCGTCTGCTTGTCCGTGGTTATGAGAATGGCAATCGCTACAGCGTGAGGGTTCCTTTCAACCCCACGATGTATCTGCCTAGTAAGAATTATTCTGAGTGGAAAACACTAGAAGGTGATTGTGTAGAACCACATAAATTTGGTTCTATCAATGATGCTCGCGAGTTTATAAAACAATACAAAGAGGTAGATGACTTTGACATCTATGGAAACTCTCGTTTCCTGTATCAGTATATTGCGGAGCAGCATCCTGAAGAGGAACTGAAGTTTGATAGCAGCAAGATTCGTGTCTTTACTATTGACATCGAGACTGCTGCTGAGAATGGTTTCCCTGACATCGAGACGGCAGACCAAGAGATTCTTGCTATCAGTATCAAGGACTCCTTCACGGGTCGTATAACGGTCTTTGGTGCTCGTCCTTTTAACAACCAGGACAAGATGGTTGACTACATGCACTTCAGATCTGAAGAGAGCATGATGGGTGCCTTCCTTGATTTCTGGCAGGAGAATTATCCTGACGTGGTTACAGGGTGGAACTGTCAACTGTTCGATATGCCATACATCCATAATCGTATCAATCGTATTATGGGTGAGAAGTTTGTGAAACTGTTGTCGCCTTGGAAACTTGTGTCGCAACGTGAGATCTTTATCAAAGGTCGTAAGAACTTCTCTATCGATATGCTTGGCATCTCGCAACTTGATTACCTTGAGTTGTATAAGAAGTTTACTTACACTAACCAAGAATCATATCGTCTGGACCATATTGCTTTTGTTGAACTCGGATCTAAGAAACTAGATCACTCAGAGTTTGACACATTCAAAGAGTTCTACGAGGGAGACTGGCAGAAATTTATTGAATACAATATTCATGACGTTCGTCTGGTGGATCAACTAGATGATAAGATGAAGTTAGTTGAACTCGCATACACCATGGCATATGATGCTAAGGTGAACTATGAGGATGTGTTCTCACAGGTTCGTATGTGGGACAACTACATCTATTGTGAACTGCTTAGGCGTAAGATTGCTATTCCTCCAAAGAAGGAAAGCGCAACTAAAACAGAGAAGTATGCTGGTGCTTATGTTAAGGAACCGAAACCTGGATTCTATGATTGGGTGGTGTCTTTTGATCTCAACTCTCTGTATCCTCATCTCATTATGCAGTACAACATCTCGCCCGAGACGCTACTCGACAAAAGACATTCAACAGCAACTGTTGATAAGATACTTGATAAAGAACTAGAGATTGATGGTGAGTATGCTGTGTGTGCCAATGGTGCTCAGTATACAAAAGAGAAGCATGGGTTTCTTCCTCAGATGATGAAGAAGATGTATGACAGTCGTGTCATTTTCAAGAAGAGAATGATCAAGGCAAAGCAACAGTATGAGAAAACTCCTACTGTCGAACTCATGAAAGAGATTGCTCGCTGTAATAATATCCAGATGGCAAAGAAGATTTCTTTGAACTCTGCTTATGGTGCTATCGGCAACGAACACTTCAGATACTTTCGTCTTGCTAATGCTGAGGCTATTACTCTTTCTGGTCAGGTCTCTATCAGGTGGATTGAGAACAAGATGAATGAGTATCTAAATACTCTTTTAAAAACAGAGAAGGTAGATTATGTCATCGCTAGCGATACCGACTCGATCTATCTTAATCTTGGACCTCTTGTTGATAAATTTTTTGCTAATAAGTCTGGCGATAAAGCAGCAATTGTTTCGATACTTGATAAGATCTGCGAAGACAAGTTGGAACCATTCATCGAATCCTCTTATCAGGAACTTGCGAATTACGTTTCGGCGTATGAACAAAAGATGAGTATGAAGCGTGAGAATATTGCTGACCGTGGTATCTGGACTGCGAAGAAGCGTTACATTCTCAACGTATGGGACAGTGAAGGAGTTAGATATAATGAGCCCAAGATGAAAATCATGGGTCTTGAGACTGCGAGGTCTTCTACTCCAGCGTACTTTAGGGATAAGTTATATGCAGCGTTTAAGATTATTATCGGCAAAACAAATGATGAACTTATCGATTTCATCAATGTCGTGCGAGCAGAGACTAGACTGCGACCTTACGAAGAAGTCGCTTTCCCCAGAGGAGTTAACAACCTTGCGAAATATAGACACCCACATGAAATCTATCAGAAAGGAACCCCCATTGCGGTAAGAGGTGCTCTACTCTATAACTATTATGTCAAAAAGCATAAGGTAGAGAACAAGCATCCACTTATTCAAGAAGGTGAAAAGATCAAGTTCATGTATCTCAAGACACCAAACCCGTTGCATGAGAATGTGATTAGTTTCTTTGGTGAGTTGCCCAAAGAGTTTGGTATCGAGAAGTATGTAGACTACCAGACACAATTTGAAAAGTCTTTTCTCGAACCACTCAAAAACGTGCTATACTGTGTCGGGTGGCAACACGAGAAAACCATTACTATTACGAGTTTCTTTGGATGAGTAAGAGAATCTTTGTTGTGACATGGACTAACCATCTTGTCGGTCAAGTGGGACCAGAGGACATTAAGTGCTTTGAGGACTACAAAACTGCTATTGGGTTTTCTAAACTCATGAAGCAGTCTTATAATTATGTAAACTTTTACGAGGAAAATGTAGAAAAATGGGATTCTTAGATTCTGTAATTAAGGATAGTGGCAATGAGTTTGCTAGTCGTGTTAGTGAAGGGGTTGCTGCTGGCGACATTACATCTTACGTTGATACTGGTTCTTACATCTTTAATGCCTTGGTTAGTGGTTCTTTGTTTGGGGGTCTACCCTCCAATAAGGTTACTGCCTTGGCAGGAGAATCAAGCACTGGCAAGACTTTTTTTGCTCTCAGCGTCGTTAGTAATTTCCTTGCTGATAATCCTACGGGTGGAGTCATTTATTTTGAGTCTGAATCTGCTATCTCGCGTGATATGATTGAGACTCGTGGCATTGACAGTTCACGTATGATCATCATGCCTGTTGCAACGATCGAAGAGTTCAGGACACAAGCTTGTCGTATCCTAGACAAGTATGTGAAAGAACCTAAAGACGAGAGGGTTCCTATGCTATTTGTGTTAGACTCTCTTGGTATGCTTTCAACATCTAAGGAGATGGAAGATGTTGCTAATGACAAGCAGGTCAGGGACATGACTAAGAGTCAGTTGATCAAGGGTGCCTTTCGTGTGCTTACCCTCAAACTAGGACAGGCATCTGTTCCTATGATTGTTACCAACCATACATATGATGTTATCGGTTCTTATGTTCCGATGAAAGAAATGGGCGGGGGAACAGGTCTTAAGTATGCTGCTTCCACAATCATTTATCTTGGTAAGAAGAAAGAGAAAGATGGTACTGAATTAGTAGGTAACATCATCAAGTGTGAGGCGAAGAAGTCTCGTTTAACAAAAGAAGGTAGTAAAATTGAGACACGTTTGTTCTTTGATGAACGTGGACTTGACAAATACTATGGACTATTGGAACTGGGTGAGAAGTATGGAGTCTTTGAGAAAGTTGGAAATCGTATTAAGATTGACGGCACCTCTGTATATCCCAAATCAATTCTTGCAGATCCCGAGAAGTATTTCACGGAAGAAGTAATGGTTAAACTTGAAGAAGCAGCACAGCAAGAATTCTCCTATGGCAACTGAGCGCATTCAACAAACTATCTTACGTAATCTCATCTTCACTGAAGAGTATTATCGTAAGGTAGTCCCTTTCCTAAAAGCAGATTATTTTGAGGAGTATCATGAGAAAGTTATCTTTGAAGAGATCGCTGACTTTGCTGGTAAGTATGACAAAGTTCCTACTCAAGAAGTCTTATCGATTAATCTCCAAAATCGTAATGATCTTACTGACGAAACGTTCAGAGATTCGTTATCGACAATACGAGGACTCACAGACGAATGGGTTGACTACGAGTGGCTCCTCGACGCAACC